AGAAACGCCGTACTGCTCAGCTTCCTTGATGAACTGAGGCTGAGTGTAGAACGACTTGCCGACGTAGTGTAGCCAATCCATGGTGTTGTTGTGCTCCTTTCTGAGCTATGTGAGTTCTGACTTCATGTACTTAGACGACAGCTGTTCTCTCTTGAACAACTTAAGATGTCGCTTGAGTGCTTCGAGTAGGTCTAGTGGATTGTCGTTGATCCAGACTCGCTGACATCTGACGCAACCAACATCACCACCAACTTGCTCGGCGAAGACATGACCGAGCTGTCGACATTCTTCTTCTGGACTTAGCTTTTCTTGCATCTTGTTCCTTCTTAGTAGCGATTCCACTTGACGTCTGTGATACCAAGCAGCCAAGAGGCTGCAGCTTCAATCGATCGTGTAAGAGATCCCAGTCTATCTGTAGCCTTGCCACTTTCACCAATGATCCCTCGATCGTACAGAGTGTAGCTACGAGTAGCTTCCCACTGTCGACCGACGTAGAGCCGAACGATCCGACCTCGACGAGTCCCAGCTGGACGACGAAGTCGACCGATCAGTTCGTATTCCGTACTACGGTAGAAGGCGAGAGTGTACAGACCAGCGGCTGCTTCATAGACGTCATACTCTCCTTGACGAGCTTCTCGCCAGGCACCATGAAGTACAGGCTCTTTGACGTGTAGGAGATTGCTAGCTTCATAGAGCTGACTGACGACATCGTCATCGTTCATGAGTGTACTCCTTCATCTTGTCGAGAACAGCTCCTACTGCTTCCCAACGTTCTTGTAGTGTTTCGGTACTTCGATGTAGAATCCCACTGGTATCCCCCTTCAGATTCTCTATGTAGAAACGCAGAGAATACGAATCTACGCGTTTAAGTGAGTCGCCTGGTGTATCCCTGCTACCCCTATGCCATCTGGGCCAGATCGTTCTCTATGCACTGTCGGCAAAGGACGATTCTCCCGTCCCCGAGAGTCTGACTTGTTCTTCCTGGCTGACAGTGAACGTAACTAGTCTTCTCTGGATGTACTGCAGCTCCGACAAGAGCGTCGTACTCGTCTGCAAGTCTCGATGCTTCGTAGTCGGCAACGTCAGCTCTGCAGCCATAACAGTTCTTCATTGTCGATCTCTCCTGTCGCTACAGATACAGCATTCGAGACCCCAAGGCATCTGTCTGTGTGGAGTCATGTCGTGACATTTGAAGCAGTACTGCTTCGGCTTTGTCTGTACTTTCATGGTGCTTCTCCTGCTACCAGATCCCAAGACGATAAATCGCAACGCTCCAGATTGCGATAACGATTAGCAGACCGACGATGACGATTGGATTCTTCATTCGCGTCTCACTCTCCTAGCTGAACATTGACTCGACTTCAGACCAGCGATCCGAAAGGTTCGAGAGTGTTGACTTCTGTTGCTCTTCGAGCTCTTTTCTCTCATCCCATGGGCCATCGTCGATCAGAGACTCGATATGGTCTCGAACGAGCTCTACCATGACCGTCGGGTCGAGGGCATCAAGCTCCCGTTTCGACTTCTTATATTATCGAGTGCTTCTCCGCATCCGACCCTGATGAGAGGCCGTGCATTCGGTTCTTCGCAACTCTCAGGAGCTTTGCTATTCGGCTTCCGCCTTTTGCTGCTCCTGCTGTGCTTCCAGCTCTGCCCTTGAGGTTTTGGGCCGGGGTACCGTCGTGCCTGTGCCTGTCCACTAGCGAGCCGTATTGGCACCCCCGTTCTGGCTGGTTTCCGTGGTGCTTGTTTGTTGTTTGGCTGCACCTTGCCTAAGTTGTCTGCTGTAGCGCCTCCGTCTGTCTGTCTTGTTCTTCTTCATTATAATTATAAGCGACTCTCGTCTAAAGATCAAGGGGTTCTCAAGCAATCTGTCAGAAGATTTGAGAATTGTTGGCAGTAAACAAAGTAAACGATTTGTAAACTATGTGATCTTGACAAGAGAACCCCATCTCTGCCCGACTTTGATGTCAACTTTGAGTGGGATAGGGAAGTCGAAGGGACAGTTCTCTGTCATTTCATAGCGGATGATATCGCAGTTCTCTTCGCGATAGCCAAGGCGTGATTCGAAGAGAATCGAGTCGTGAACCGTCAATAGTACTCGACACTTCTCGGGATCGAGTCGATTGACAAGTCGCGTCATAGCCGTAAACGTGATATCGAAGCCCGTTCCCTGACATGGCGAATTGACGGACTGTCGAGATACGTCACCACGATTTGCTTCGACTACGAGCGGGAATCGTCGACGTCGATCTGTAATCTCGTAGTCAACATATCCCTGCTTGATAGCTTTCTGAATCTGCTGCTCTCGCCATCGTGCAAGACCTGGGTAACGCTCCAAGAGCGTATCGATGAACTTCTGAGACTTCTTGATCCCCCACTCACGAAGTTCACCTTCTGCGAGAGACTTTGCTCCACGACCATAGATAATCCCAAAGTCGACGTACTTAGCAACGTATCTCTGCTCTTCAGTGATCTTCTCTGGTGGAATGTCGAAGATCTCGGAGGCGATCATCCTATGAATATCATCGTCGTCGATGAAGTGCTGAAGCATCTTTTGATCACCACTCAGGACAGCTGCAACACGTAGCTCGATCTGACCTTCATCAGCATCGAGGAGTTCCCAGCCATCTTCTGCAATGAACGCATCTCTAATCATGGGCCCGATCAAGACTGGGATGTTCTGCAAGTTTGGATCACGACTCGAAGCCCTTCCAGTCACTGTACCATGGAGTAGAAAGTCTCCTCGAACTCGACCATCAGCTGAGACGCGACTAAGAAGACCCTCGATGTACGTGCTAATCATGTGGGCAGTCTGTCTGTAAGTAACGATCTGATTGACGATGGTGTGCTTCCCTGCGAGCAGCTCGAGTACTTCTCTTTCCGTTGATCGTCCTCTCGACGTCTTTGGGATCTTCAGTTCATCGTAGAGGAGCTTAGCAACCTGTTGTGGGCTACTTGGGTTGAAGTCTTCGAAGTCATACTCTCGTGCTACGTCTTGAAGAGCTGTCTTTTTGATAGCAAGTTCAGCTTTGAGCTTGCTACCCAGCTCTTTCAAGTACTCGATGTCAAGCTTTACTCCTGTCAGTTCGACGTGACGTAGAGCTAGCGTCCCAGGTATGAGGATGTCATCATGGACTGAACGGACGCCTTCTGCATCCATCTCAGGTGGGAGATCCTTGCAGAGCATGAACGTATACTGTGTGTCAAGAGCATTGTATGGTGAGAGAATTTCGAGCGGGATCCCTTCGTAGCCAACCTTATTCTCATGCATGTACTCACGTAAGGGACGTTCATAGTCGGGAGCATCATACCTTTGACGGGCGAGACCTTTAAGGTCGTGAGTACCTAGACGTTCATCCAAGGTGTAGTGAGCGAGCATAGAGTCAACTGTAGGCTGCCAGTTGATCTCGTACTGATAGAGGAGCATCTTGCTGTCATAGCCAACATTCTGTCCACCCGAGTCAGTTGTGTTCTCGAGTAGCTCCTTCAAAAGGAGCTGTACGTATCTGTTTGTCAAGAGCTTTTGTGGGACTTGCCAGGCATGATCAGGCTCAGACTGAAGCCCGATTAGTCGGATCTTATCAATGAGCGGGTCAAGACCTGTAGCTTCAACGTCAACAACGAAGAAGTAGTCTCTGAGATCTCTGACCATGTTCCTAACGTCAGCAACGTTCTGACACATAGTGATACGTGGCGGATCAGGTGGGCCCGGGTTCTCAGAGTCGTTGATGAGCTTCGTGATGTCAAACGCGAAGTCAGTAAAGCTCGGTGGATCACGTAAGACCTTAGCTGGGTGCCAAGTTGCTACCGCAGTGAGATGACAGAGATCGATGCTGTCGGGATGGAAAGCCCGTCCTCTCGACTTAGTGATGGTCCCCCACTCGGGCCCAACGGCTGTTAAGGCGACAGCTCCACAGAGTAAAGCTTTCGTACACTGAGTCAGCTCTTTGACGAGACGAGGATAGCAGGCAGCAATCGCATCAACTGATGGCGTATCGTTGTCCTCTGGACGACACAGACAAGTGTTCGTGATCCAGATATCGTCGAGCTTCAGCCCAACAGACGAAAGCGTCTCACGAAGGAGTCTCCCTGATAGTCCGACGAACGGTTTGCCTTGCTGGACTTCTGTTCGTCCCGGAGCTTCGCCTACGACGGCGAGACCCCCGAGCTTACCGACTCCTGGGACTTGAGGTTGTCCTTGAAGAGGGCAGTTATGACACTGTGGAGGCATCTTCCTCGACTTTGACGATTAGAGGTTCTCCTCGTGCCCATGCCTTAAAGACGTAGCAATTCATCGTCGCTGTCAGCTCGTCGACTTCTGAGATCTTGAAGAAGTCGCGAGGACGACGAGGGTATGTCGGGGAGGGATATTGTGGATCGGCAGGGAGTCGAATGCCATGGACTGCGTATGAGAGAGGCTTTGCGCTATCGACGCCACGAATCTTCAGACCAGAGTTAGCAAGATCGTAGAGATCTCCGAGCTGACGCCCCCAGCCGAGGAGATGGATATCGATCTCTGAACTCTCAGGAACGAGCTTAACAAGTTCTGCTAGTCCACCATTCCAAACTTCGTAGTCTTTCGAAATCCCAACTGTGTCAATCCCAAGTCGAAGAAGCCCATTGAGACAATAGAGCCACTCGAGGGGTGTTCGACCTTGAGGGACTCCCATCAGTCGAACTCCTGGGAGCTCTTGATGAGCCGTCATGGCTACTGCAGTTGAGAGTTCAACGGTATCGTCGCCGAAGAAGAGACGATCTGGGAGAGCAATCTCTGAAGCTCTGATGTCACGAGCAATGTCGAAGAAGTCATGGTTCATATCTCCAACACCAAGCTCGTGAGCTGAGTTATCGAGGATTACGAAGTCGCCTCGGTCGGAACACTTGCGATAGAACTGTAAGTATGTCGAGTCTCGTCTTGCAACGTCGCTGAGGACTAGATGGTAGTTGTCGCTCAGAGTCGCGTACTTCTCGAGGAGAGGTGTCGGGCTGATGATGGCTGCTTTCAAGTTCCTTCTCCAATACGAGTAGTGAAGCCCCGAAGAAGGCTGCATAGTTGATGATGTCGAGGATGCTGTCCCAGCAGTCGAGGACCTTACCTTGGTGAAGCAGACTGTCCATACGAAGTGACTTCGTGTAGATCGCTTGAGTGCAATCGTGAGGCAAATCAAGGAAGTGGTCCGGGAGAGCCCGAACGGAGTCGTACTCAATCGTTCGGGCTCTCAGAACCTCTTGAGCTTTTCGCTGGACAGCTTCAACGGCTGCTAGAAACTCTTCTTGGCGAGTCAGCACGGTCGGAGTCTTCGGAGCTTAATCCCCCAAATGATTCGACGAAAAGCCCAAGAACTAATCTTGCCACATTTTGAGGGATCACCATGACTGTGTATGAACTCAATCATGATTGGCTCGATATCGTCCTTAGGTCCAGATACCCGCAATGCCGACCCACATCTACAGTAGTAAGCGTCCCTCAACGATTTTCTCCTAGCGGATCTTCGGACGGGCGACTTTCTTTGCTCCTGATGGTGACTCAGGTGACTTGACGTCTTCAGTCAGTGGGTGAACGGCTTGGACTCGATTCCGAAGAGTCCCTTCGTACGACTCCTGAGTAGTACTCGCCTTACAACGAGCACCGATGAAGTCGTCTGGGTCGAACTCAAGTTCGCCTTCAAGATCACTCTCGTCAGCACCGAAGGCGAGTAGAGCTTCCTTCAACTTCCAAGCTGCCTTGGGGGACATGCTCGTTACGAGCCAGAGATTACGATTGATATGGTCGCCTTCTGTGACCTTGAGAGTCCAGTTGATGTAGTCGTACTCAGAGTTCTCACTCTGTCGAACTTCGACTTCAGCGACCTCGACTTCGTAGACACCGGCAGGCATGGCTTCGAACGTTTCAACGTCCGTGAAGTTAGCTTTCAGCTGGGACATGCTTTTTCTCCTCTCCATATATGAGGTCGAAGATCTTCGGGAGAGTTGGGTTGACAATGTGAGAACCTAGCTTCCCACCCTCTGTTCGATCTTTGGCCTCGTGTGTATCCGTTGGCTGAGTTAGCAGCCATCTCTCTAGCTCGTCTCCCTCCCCAACTACAGCAAGGTAGCCGAGGATGTCAACGAGTCCTGGGACTTCGAACCGAAGCTTCCCATTCAGAAGTGGCCACATCCGCTCTCTCTTTGCTCCCGGATCATTGACTATTTCGGCTGAAGCCGAAAAGATCGTATGTAGAGGCAGATCTCTATAGAAGCGAATGAGCCGTCTCATCTGAGCGTAGCTTCGGAGGTAGTCCTGCATCTCGGCGATATCAGCATCGTGAGTACTAGGACGAGCTCGCTTCCCGTTCTCGATCGCCCCCTCCATGTTCATATAGTTGACTTCGGAGAGACTATCGATTGCTATGGTCTTGTATGGATGCTCGACTGAAGCAAGGTAGTCGCCGACGACTTCGTAGTCTTCCCAGTCGTGGATCTCGACGACATCGATCTTGTTGATGGTCGGTTTAGAGCCATCCTTGAGCTGGTCGAGAGAAACGACTCGGATCTTTGACTTGATTGACATCTTTCCCGACTCGAAGTCAAGGAACAGCATCGGACAGATCCTAGCGTCCCCTACTCCCGAGCCGAGCAGAACTGTCTTTCCATGGCCTGCAGGACTGTAGACCATGAGATTGATCGGGTCTTTAACGTTCACAGGCATCACCTCCCAGCAGTCTGAACTTCGTAGAGAGTCGACTTCAGCGCATCCGTGTCACCCCCTTCAGAATCACTCTTACAAAGTACTCGATACGAACAACCCCATGAACAGTCCCTCGTCGGGTTCGGGTAGAGAGACGTTCTCACACTCAGCATCTCGCGACACTCGTCGACGAGAAACTTCCCAAAAGACTCGAGTTCTCTTGAGTTCCGAGCAATCAGCTCCCTCTTGAAGAACTCGTTCTGCTTCAACGACATCAGTACGTCTTCGTAGTCGACTTCGTTGAAGCCATACTGATGAATCGCTGCGAGATACTTTTCAGGAGTCGTATCAACGGACTTGTCTTTCGAGAGTCTCATCCCACTCTGTAAGAGCATCGGCTCAGCTGGGATCTTCTTTCGTAGCTGATTGTAGATCGCTCCCGCAGGGACTTCACCATAGATCTGAGCAACGAGCCAGAGGTACGCAGTCATTTGATCATCGAGCTCGAGAGCTAGAGAATCAGCAAAGGACGCACAAGTCTTGTGATCAACGACCCACAAACGACCTCTACGTCTGACGAGCAGATCGAGAGTCCCGACGAGAGTCGCATGAGTCCCACGGATCCTAGCAGAGAGAGGCGTCTCAACAGCGATGACTTCAAAGTCGTCGGTCGTCTTAGCGAACTCGAGGTAACCGACGATCATCGTCGTCATCAGGAGCTTGGTCTCTTCTGCTTCTCTCTGCTCTTCGGGTGATTGGTCCGGTCCTAGTTCTGACCAGAACCACTGATCGAGAGACTGCATCGGGTCGTCACCTCGATAGTAGGCTGCTAAGGCGATGTGGACTCCTTGCCCGATCCAGAGAGCATGACGAGGAGAGTTTCTTGAAGTCAGATTGTCGCGATAAGCGTACCGCCACTGACGACGACAGAACTTGAACGTGCTTCTCTCAGTTACATGAACTTCCATGTTCTGTCTTCTCCTTTAGGAATTATCTACAGTTTAAGGGTTCTCAGGGTTCGAGGTCAAGTGATCCTTGTTCAGTAGTTCTGAAGGGAGTTTTACCTTCTCAATGCCGACGTAATGAATGCCATGAGCTACAGCGTCTCGGGCGTGAAGAGACTTGATTTGATTGAGTCGTAGCACGGGCCATGTCAAGACTCCTTTGATAACGGATGGTCGTTGAGCAATAGACTTAACATCGTATTCCTCGCAAACACATCTGATCACGCCGATGACTTGAAGCCCAACTGGGTTGAATGATGGGTGAAGAACCTTGATGTCTTCGTAGACGACAGTATCGCCCTGCTTGATTTGAGTCTGAATATCACGCCAGAGAGGGAAGTCGCCCCACTCGATCAGTTCGAACTCAGACATGGTGAACTTAGCATAGCCTGTCGTCTGACCAGGGTCGTAGACCCAGAGTGTCATCTACCAGCTCCCTAGATGTATCAATCCAGTAGTAACGAGCGCCACTGTAATAGACCAAATCATCCCGACTAGAAAGCCTGCATAGAAGTCGTTCCAGTTCATCGCCTTAGCTCCATCCACTCTTCTCGTGTCTTAGCATCTTTCTCGAAAGCTCCTCTAACTTCTGACGTGATGGTGCGATGATGATCTTGCATGACTCCTCTGATAGACATACATGAGTGACAGCCTGAAACAACGACTGCAACGTCTTCAGTCTCAAGAGCTGTCTGTAAGATATTAGCAAGCCATGACGTCAGATTCTCTTGAAGTACTGCTCTCTTTCCAGCCCACTGAGCTAGACGCGCTAGCTTCGAAAGACCAATTGCTCGACCTTTTGGGATGTAGGCGAGACTGATCGTGTATTTGACTGGGAGAAGATGATGTGGACAAATGCTGTCGACTTCGAGATCAACTAGACTGACGATACCATGGTAGTCCGTAGGGAATGTTGTACTCCTTGGGGGGCCTTCGTCCTTGTCAGGGAAGTGTTCGAGTAGGTAGTCAGTAACTCGTCGATCCGTATCAACGAAGTCTGGGTCGTTAAGGTCGATCCCGAGACTCACCAAAAGTTTTGCTACGGCTACTCTTATCTCACCCCTAGGAGCTTGTGAGTTTGTAGGCTGAGTCGCCACTGTGGATTCTCCTTGATGAACTCTACGCATAGCTTGCCCATCTCGCGTCGATTGTTCTCGGGCTGAAGACTGAAGGTCATGTGACGGAGCGTTATTTGACTATGAGACATTTCGAGATAAGGTTTGAAGAACTCACTCTCGAAAAAGTCGGGTACGTCAACGACGAGCTTGATCTCGTTTGCTACGTCTAGCATGCTCTTGTCAGGAGCTAGTTCTCTTTTTGGGCTTAGTACGATATAGTACTGTTGGAGACCCGGGGATCTCGGGATCGTACCATTCGTCTCGATATGTACGGTCCAGCCAAGTGATAGATGAGTAAGAAGTGGCCCAATCGGCTGAAGAGTCGGCTCGCCCCCAGTAATACAGATTCGTGTCGCCTTCGTCGAGAGCTTCTTAGCTTCGAGAGCAATCTCTTCAGGGGTTAGATGGCGCGTCCTGTCTGATGCTTCGAGAGCATACTTGGTATCACAGTTATGAGTTAAGAGCCCGTTCGCGAAGAATGTCGGGAACGGCGAGCAAGTAATATCGTAGA